TTGAAGCAGTTAGGATTACTCTTTAAAACGTAATCGGCACAACGTCCCACAATAACGCATGATTCTTTTTCGCAAATATCCCTTATAACCTTACTTTGTACCATAAACAAGGTATCAAGTGGTGGCATTTCTTCATTTACATAGGCATAGTTCTGTTCGTAAAGATCGAATAGCAGACTATTAGCTAATTTCTGTTCGTGCTCTTTTACATATTCAGGAGTTAAACCTCCTTCTGCTGCTGATAGATCGATCAGCTTTGTATCATAGAAAGAAATACCTAACTCTTTTGCAATTCTTTCTCCAATCTCGTGACCTCCACTACCAAATTCACGTGCGATGGTAATGATGATTTTCTGTTCTTTGCCGGTGGTACTAACTTGCATTTCGGTTTCTTTTTCCTCTTTTACTCCCAATAGTGCATCAACGAATTTCATCTTTCTGCTGTAGAAACGTGCAATGGTACCTACTAACAATGCCGCTGCAATGGTTCCTTCTCGTATGCCTTCCAGTCTGTGAAGCAGGATAAAGGAACTAACTACTCCAATGATAACCAGTGAAGCGTCAACGCCGACCTTTGCCTTACCAAATTCTTTATGAAAGGCCTTGGAGATAGCAAGCGATAATCCTTCTCCGGCAAGGTATGTAACATTGGCCTTAACCTCCAGAAATACACCAAATGCAATTATTGCGCAACTTAGTAAGCAGAGAACCCATTGAAGTATGTAATTGGATGTCTGAATTCCTGATGTAAGGAACATAGCGAAGTCAATGAAGAATCCAAAGATCAGAGCTACCGGTAATTGTATGAGCTGTATAAGTTGATAATCTTTTCTTAGTAACACAATTTGTAATAGGATTATCAGCACATTGACAATGATTGACAATAATCCTACTGTGAGCGGAAATCCTAAACTATATACGTATGGCACACAAGAAACAGGCGATGTTCCTAAATTGGCTTTAATAGATAAAGCAACCCCTATAGCCATTATAAATAACCCTATTACAAAAACGATGCACCTGTTTAACAGTCTTTCTTTTTTCATTCAAATATCTCCTAAATTACAAAATTGTTGCGCCTAGAAATTATATAGGCTTAAATTATGCTAGTCAGGGTATAATAAGGTTACAAAAGATTTTTTTCAAATAAAAAAGGCTTATAATCTTTATGATTATTAGCCTTTCTACTCAGTCGGGGTGAGAAGAAATCCGATTAGCTTGTAATGCGCTGAATTTCAACCCGTTGTTTTTTGTATATTCGTGTATATGTACATAAATGTATATCATTGTATATCTTTTATTTTCTTTCTTTATAAATTAAATTATTCCCGATTACCCAGCGACAGCAACACATCCTGCATTTGTGTCCGGATGGACATGATTTTCCGTTTTTTGAGAAGATATCATAGAAGTTAGGTCTGATATCGCTTTTTGCTGACTTGCAATCACATCTTGCTGGCTTTTTATTAAATCTTTATACCAAGAATCATCTTGTTTTTCAATGTTATTTCCGCTTTCTTCAATGCGTTTTTTTGAAAGTTCAATACCATTGTCTGAAAATTCAATGCTTTTTCCTTTAAATTCTTCCTTCAACATCTCTCCTTGGCCAGTCAATAACCATGATTCTTCAATATCAACATAGAAGTTTAGTATAAGTTTAACCATTCTTCTGCTTAATTCTCTTTTTTCTCCACGAGATTTTCCTAAGCATCCAACCGAAGCATTAAGTTGAACAGTAACTTGATTATCATTCAACCCTCTGTATTTCATGTATTTATCAAACCTATCTATAATTCTTTCCATTTTTTATAAAAATTATTGAAAAAACTTCTATATTTTTTTGTTACATATTGAATAAACTTCTATATTTGCAATGTGATAAAGAACTTTATATTTTTAATAAAAAAAAAGAAAACTAATAATTAAGTAGTAATACGTTCAATTATCAATTACTCACGTAATTATATAGTTCTAAAATGTGCGTAATAATTTATAATACGCATCAAATTAATAAAGTTCTTTCTCGTTGTGCAAATTTAGTAATAAAGAATTTAACATCAAATATTACATTAAAAAATAACAAAAGATGGCTTTTAAAGACTACATTTTATCGATAAGCGATAAGAGAACAACAGAAAGAACTATGATGCTAACCAAAATAGCAGAAGAGTGTGGAGTAAACCTTTCAACCGTATATAAATGGGTTAACGGTCAATCAGTGCCTGATAAGCTAAAACGCGAAAAAATCGCCTCGCTTACAGGGAAAACAGTAGAAGAACTTTTCAATTTAAAAGAGAATGAACAGTGAACTTGATTTAATAAGTATAGAACTGTATCAGAATCCAGGTGGTGATATGCTGGTAAAACCTTCTAATGGAAAGTTATTCTTACTTGATGAAAGAAAAAGAGAATTCATTGTTCCTATGAAATCTTTAATAAAAAATGATTATCAGAAAGCATGGCAAGGCTGTTGTGAATGGAATCATAAGTCAAAGCCTAATGCTATAAAATTTGATTTTCTTAATGTTAGAAGATTTTGCAAATGTAATTTTCAAAAGTATGACGGAAGGCTAGATATAGATGAAAATGGCACCCTTCACTTTGAATTTACAGACTGTCCATTAAGAGGAGAATGTAAATATGAAGGTGTGATATGTTCTCCTGAATTTAGCAATAGTTTGACAGAGAATGATAAGTCTATTCTAAAAATGATTGTATATAAACAAATGACTGCAGATCAAATAGCATTAAATCTAGACCGATCAATAAATACGATCAATAACAGAAGGAAAACTATTCTTGAAAAGACCGGTTGCAAAACCATATCTCAACTTGTAGCATATTGCTATGAACATAACCTAAGATAAAGACGTGTAAAACTAATATATTATGGAAAGAAAAAATGTTTTTGCTGCTATTAAAAGCAAAGATGGGAAGTATGAAATTGAAATAGGTAAACCTATTAATCATCGGGTGAATATCATATTTAATTTTAATGCTGTGAGGTATCTTAAATTTGTGGATCATATTAATTCACATGAGTATGTTAATGTACTGTCCGTGCATGATTATGGCGATACAAGTGGAATTGCAATAGAACTCATCAAGGATAATTCTTTGAGCCTATTAGTTGAAGAATTACCTAATGATTTATTTGATTTCGTTGAATGTCAGAAACCTAGTAACATCATTTTTAAAGGAGAAAAGTCATGATATTGGAAATAAGTTTTAACCAAGATTGGAATAATAAGCTAAAAAATAAAGCTTTTACCACATGCCGGCTGGCTAATCCTAATAAATATGTACTTGGAAGAAAATACAAAATTAAGCTAAAAGGTGAGATACTTGGTTTCGCAACATGCAAAGGGATTAGAAGATTCCCAATCAATAAAGTAAATGAGTTTATAAGTTATCTTGATACGGGATATCCTCCAGGAGCATTTGTCAATATGATTAAGACAATGTATAAGAATAAGGATATCAATTGGAATAGCCAGTTGTTAGACTATGTTCTCCTGGAATGGGATAAAGAACAGAAACTTGATTTATGAAAGATGAAAAACTCAACAGAAAGCTAACCAATCTTAAATATAGAATGCAAAAAGCAGGATATGAGATTGACAGCATAACAATGACTGTAATAAGACCTCCTGATACAAGCATGGAAAGTCATCGGCGTGAAATGAAGATGCAGAAATTAGGATATTCAATTCAGTACAACATGTTTCCAATTAATTCTAATAATTATGATGAGAATAAAGACAATAGCAAAAAAAGCTCCCATGGAAGAAAGAAAAGTTGATCTTTTTGAAAATTCTTCCACAGCAGAAATTAAGCTTAAAGAAGTTAAACGAAGAGATAAGGCCATGCATAAAGTCCCTCTTAGAATAGACCATAGAACAATTATTCTGGTAAATCCAAATAAGTGTAATAAAGCATACGCTGAGGAAGTTAAGCACAAGTTTGAAACCGGATTTAGTAACATTAGATAATATTAAAATTTAACCAAAATGAAACAAATATCGGTAATTATAGTATTGCGGGCCGAAGTTCCTGATGATGCTAATTTGGAAGAAATACAGGAAATGGTTGATGATTACTTGAGCTACAATGAACCAGACTTCCGTATTGGAGAAATTAAAACAAAGGATGAAGATGCCGACAGTGACATTAAAGAGCCTTGGTTTCAGTTAAATAATACTTATGTAGCTGAATCATTTAAATTATTAATTGGATAAACACTAACCAAAACTAAATATATGTATTACAAAATAACAAATCAGAATTGTGCTATTTATAAATCACTGCGTGCACAGAGAGAGATGGAATTATCTGCAAAAGATGAGAACGAAAAAATTCTTAAAGAACACATACCTTATACGTATGAAAGATATGCAGGATACTCTAATCAAGGGGCTAGACGAGTTACTATTCCAATAGGATTCTATTTTATAGATCCAGAAAAAGTAAATGCAAATATTTGGAAAGAAGACAAAAAACGTAAAGGATTATTCTATCCGTCAAAAAAGTCCAAGGAAGGAAGAGAAATGCAGCATATTCTTGATTCTCTAAAATCTTTTTCAGCTTTTAAACTTTTAGATATGATGAATATAGAGTATACTGGAATCGGAAATTTTAGTACTCCTTTTTTAGAATTGGCTGGAGATACTCTTATTATTGTTCTAGATGACAAATTCGAACCAAAAATTAAGGGGTTTATAGAAATCACAAGGAAAGAAGCGTTGAAACTTCTTGAATTTATTGAAAGTTAAAATATAACCAGAAATGAGACAAACAGAAAAATACACTTTAGATTCCACATTTGCTAACAACCTTATAGCACTTGTACACGATGAAGAACTTCCTTTTGAAATTGAGTTGGGGAATAAAGTCGAAGATGGCATAAACGTGGCTATAACTTATGAACCAGAAAACAGAGAGTTGCTTAATAAAACTATGTGTGATATCATAAATTCAACACTATGCTAACAATCTGGAATAATCTATGGAAACAACTTGAGACAGCAACAGATGATCTCAACAATACAATGGATAGCGGTATGCCTGCTATCGCTCAACAAAAGTTGAGCAAGTTTATTAAATCATGGGATAAGCTGAAAGAAATAGCTATGTCGCTAGATGATAAGATGCAAAACCCAATTGACCCTATTGATATAAAGCTTCCATTCGATGAGGAAGAATTTGAAAAAGTCTGGAAATATTGGAAAGAATACCGGTTGGAATCATTCGGTAAGACATATAAGAGCAGAGAAGAGCAGAAGGTTCTTGACTATCTTGATGAGCTTAGTGGAGGAAGTCCGGATACAGCAATTAAATTCCTGAATTTTGCAATGGCTGGAAGCTATCCGAAATTTTTTAAGATAAGTGAAAAAAATTACACTAACCCTCCTAAAGAATTAACACATGACTCCGACTTTGGTTAGCAACTTTATTCAAAGTAGCATTAAAAAACAAGATGAATTAAGAAAAGAACTTAATTCATATCATTACCCAGAGATATCAGACAGATCATTTTTTGAACTTCTTAAATTAAAAGTTCAAGAAATATTCGCCCAGAGAGGTATGATAAGAGAATTCGAGATTGACAAGCACAACAAATATGTGATAAGACAATTATATTATTACCTTATCGGCGATCAGAATCTTTGTAAATGGAATATAAACAAAGGAATATACTTGATGGGAAAAGTTGGATGTGGAAAGAGCGTACTAATGTATGCATATCTGGCTGTACAGGATGCATTAACACATAAGATAACAACTACTATACATGCCAAGCAATTAATAGATGTCATAACAAAAAATAGCATTGACTCTTTAAAAAGTCAGCCTTTGTTCATAGATGAAATGGGAAGAGAAAATTTAGAAATGAGAGATTACGGTAATGTCGTAAAGCCGGTAATTGACTTATTTGCCATTAGATATGAATGGGGTGGAAGAACTTATGCTACATCTAACTTTACTCTTGATACTTTAGAAGGATCAAGAGATCAGAATGGAAACATTAAAGAAATCAGATATGGAAATTTTATCCGAACGCGAATGGATGAAATGTTTAATATCGTAGAGTTACCAGGAGATAACCGTAGAATGAAGTGGGAGAAATAACATGGCAAAGAGAGAACTGATAAAAACTACTANAGGCAATAAGGCTTCNGGNAAGGTACATGCTGTAAAGGAATGGCTGGACCTTAATTATGAGATNAAACTAAATGTTTTTGACCCTTCAAAATCATATATAAAAAGTAAAGTAAAAGANTATAATTCATCTATACGAGAGAATGACATCTNTTTNCATNNNATAGACGATGGGCTCAGNTGNAGCAAATCTCTATTAAAAACAATACTATCATCTCCTAATCAGATGACTCCTTATAACCCTATTCTTGAATATTTCGATAGCCTTAAAAAGAAGTGGAAAGGTGAAAGCATGATTAATCTATATTGCTCTTACATGACTGCACATGATTTTAGAGATAAGGGAAACGACTATTATCAAAATAGAATGAAGTATCTAGTCAAGAAATGGCTGGTTGCAGTTGTAGCATGCGCGTATGGTAAGAGGCAAAATGATGTTGCGCTAGGGTTTATTAACGCACAAGGAGGAATCGGGAAAACAAGCCTTATAGGTAATATAATTCCTGAATGCCTGGAAGAATATTATATCATATCTGATAAAGATGAACGCATTTTTAAAATGACTGATTGTTTTGCCACAAAGTTAATAATAAACTTCGATGAATTTGTTGGCTTAAATAAAGGTTCAGAAAACGCTTTCAAAAACAATATGAGTAGAACACACTTGGATATGAAACTTCCAGGAGAGAGCTTTACTACAAAAGTACAGCGTATTGCATCCTGTGCATTTTCTAGTAATAAAACTCAAGAGCAGGGAGGCTTTCTATTTAATGGTGACTCAGGATTTCTTCGCAGAATTGCGGCAATAGAAATAGATGAAATTAAGGATTATAGAAAGATACTTGACGTTGATCAGCTATGGTCAGAAGCCGTAACACTCTTTGAAGGAGATTTTGATTACGTTTTTAACAAAGAGGATTATTCAGACTTTAATTCATATAATTCTAGATATGTAATAGAGACAACAGCATATAAGCTCGTAAAAGAATGGTATAAGAAGCCTACAGAAGACGAAGAGACAATTTTTAAAATGCCAATGGATATAGTTAGAGACATGAAGGCGGCTCGCAAAATAACAAGCTCTATGAGCCGCATAGATGATATTACAATCGGGCAAGCTTTAAGAGCATTAGGTTATGAACGAATTGGAAAGAAACTACCTGGAATGGGAACCAGATATGGTTATAAGGTAGTACAGCTGTATTAAATTATTATATGTTTATATGTTATATTAGATTATTATGATCTAATATATAAAAAACTTATAAAAGAAAAATAAATAGAAAGTTAGGTTACAACCTTACAACCTATATTTTTATTGTATTTAAAATATTGATTATAAAGCTTTTAATGGTTGTAGGTATTAAAATAAAAAGCGGTTACAACCGACTTACAACCGCTTACAACCTAATGGCAGCATACAACCATTAAAAGTTATATAATATATTGAAATACAGATATTTAAATTGTCGTTGTAGGTTGTAAGCACATAACTAAAAAACAAATAATAATATGACAAAACCGAGTATTACAATTGAATTAGCTCCTCATCTTCATGATTTTTTGTATCATGAATTTGATAGTAGAAAAGATGGTGGGGTTATGATTAATAGCAGCAATGATATTGGTAAGATGGTACAAGCCATGGTAACGGTTAACGACCGTCCACCTAAGATTCCTTTGAAAGATAATCCTATTACCTTAATTTTGCCAATCACTGAATGGAATCATCGCATATTAGTTGAGAACTTCATATTCATTCCGGAATGGAAACAAAGAATGCTTCAGGATTATATCGAAGCCTTGTATAGAATAAGAATACGAGAATATTTTGTTGCTGGATATGAAAAAGGATATAAGCAAGATAAGATAATAAAAGCGTTCCTTATGGCATATAATATCAAAAACAACGCTATAAACTACGATGCCGTGAAGAAGTTTGACTACAGAAATAGAAAGCGCATTGTAAAAGAAGTGAATAAAGATATTCAATTATCTCTGTTTGAATAGCTTAATTATTTTTTTAAATTAAATTGTAAGTCTATTTATTATTTTTCTAAATTATTTACTTACAGTGGTAATTATAATGTTATAAATCAAATATTTACGATATGAATAATGGAGATAAAAGATCACAAATAAGTGCAATGCATTTTTTAAATATAGAGGATGCAGAAGTAGAGAATGTTCCTGGCAAGAATATTATAAGAGTATCCGGTGAGTGGATTAACTTAAATATTAGTAAGGCAGATTTTAAGGAAATAGAAGAATCTCCTGGTGTAATGTGTGAACAAGAGCTGTCAGCAACAATAACAGATGTAAGTACAGATAAAGAATCTGAAATTAAAAAGATTGTTTCATCATATGGCTTAATTCGTTTTTCCTATACCAATAATATTGAAAAAGTAATTGGTACCGATAAATTTCCTATTCATTTATCATATGAAAAAAGTGGCTCACCGGCTGTTATCATATTATCATGTAAACGTTCTTCCCCAGAACTATCAAAACTATTACAGTCCTTTTAATACACTCCTTGCCATCGTAATTTTGTATCATAACAATAATACTAATTACGATGGCATTTTCACATCTATATTCTTCAATTACGCGCGGAAAGTGGTTAATACTACCTTCTGAGATTGACGCAAATCAGATGCTTATTAATTCCTTCCTTGAACATAATGCAGATCATGAGGACGGTAAGTTATCAGATCGTGAACCTATTCCTGCTTTTGCAACGGATGGAAAAGAAATGAAATCAGGTTCAAACTTTTCAGATGCTCCAGCAGATAGCACAGCCATTATACAGCTTCATGGCTCTATGCTTAAATATGGAAATTATTGTTCTTATGGATGCGCTGAAGTTGCTGATATGATAGTAGATGCTGCTAATTCACCTAAGATATCAGGTATTTTGCTAGATATTGATTCTGGTGGAGGTTCAGTTGACGCTATTGCTCCACTGGTTAATGCTATTAAATATTCTCAAAGTAAAGGTAAACCTGTTGTAGCTAATTGCGACTTATGCGCTTCGGCTGCATACTACGTAGCTTGCCATTGCGATGAGATAATTGCAGATAATACAATATCTTCAGAGTTCGGAAGCATAGGCGTAATGATGTCTTTCATAGATTATGCTAAATACTATGAGAATGCTGGAATCAAACAGCATACTGTGTACAGTAATTTATCGGATTATAAAAACGCTTCTTTTGAAGCAGCTAAAAAAGGAGAATATGAACAAATTAAATCAGAAGAACTTGATCCACTTGCAAAACGGTTCCAAGAAGCCGTTAAGTGTACAAGAGGTGACAAACTTGACCTCAAAATTGAAGGGATCATTGCCGGGCGTATGTTCTATGCTGAACAGGCCAAAAAAAATGGCTTAATCGATTCTATTGGAAATAGAGACTTCGCTATTCAACGTGTGAGAGAAATACGCAGTGATGCGTTAGTTAACGACTATATTAATTCAAAATCATGATCTTATGTTTGAAAAAGTATTAGCAGCTGTATTTGGCTACTTCAGCATTTCTTCTTTTGCTAAGGGTAAAGATGGAAAATCTTTATTAAGCGCAGAACAGGAAACAAAGCTAGAAGGCAAGTACGGGAAGAAATTTCTGGAAGAGTTTAAAAAAGACCTTTCAGAATATGAAAAAGATGGTAAATCTGCAGAGGATGCAGTAACCGAGGACTTGAAAGCCGAGATGAAGGCAGAAAAAGAGAAAGATGCAACGGCACTTAAAACTGCTAATGACCGCATTAATGCACTTGAAGCTGAGAAAGTAGAATTTCAGGCACAAATTGAAAAATTAGGGAAAAAACCGGTACCAGATTCCGGTACTAAAGTAGAAGGAGAATCCGGAGTGAAAACGAAATTCAAACCAGATATGAATTTTGGTTTTAATCAGCATATTAATGCTGTATTAAAAGGTGAAATTGGAGCTTCTTACGGTGGAAATACTACTGTTGATACTCAAGAATTACAGACAGAATTTGGACGTTATATTTCATCTGAAAAGATGGAAATATTCCGCTCTCTGCTTGGCACGACTGATTCATTGCAGTATATGACTACAGTAATTACCGATAAATTCAAGGTAAAGGCTTCCAGTGCTCATATTACGTCTGTTCTTCAATCTTTCGTACCACATTGGACTCCGAAGGGAAAAACAACTTTCACGCCATTATGGTTGGAACAATTCCCAATGAAAATCAACGTTGAAGTAATTCCGTCTGATATCATTGACGAAGTTCTTGGTTATATGTATGACGAAAGTATGGAGCCGGCTGATATGCCTATCGTTAAATACATTGTTGAGAATTTGGTTAAACCAACTCTTGACGAGGAACGCGAAATAGCATTTGCCGTTGGTCGATTTAAAGAACCAACTCAGGACGTGAATGGCAATTATTTAGCCAATGGAGCTAAACAGGTATGTAATGGTTATCTGACTCAATTGTGTGATATCAAAAAAGGTGGTAATGCTGAAGGTGTTAACTTTATCTTTGATGGTAAAGATTTAGGCACCGGAAGTACTTTACTTACCAACGTTGAAGCAGCAGTTGATGAAGTTAAGGCTGTCTACAAGAATAAAACAATGTTTATCCATTGTGATCCTGATCTTGTATTGAAGTATAGCCGTGCTTACAGAGATAAATATCCTAATTCAAAGAATGAGGATGGTGAGAAAGTTAAAGTTGACTACACCAAATTTTCTTTTGCGCCGCTTGAAGGAATGAGAGGAACAGGTGCTTTCATTATTACCCCGAAAGAAAACTTCCGCCACTTGATCAGCCGTAACCCACAGGAACAGAAATTGCGAATGAAGTCAGAAGACTATTCTGCTAAGATTTTCGGAGAGTGGCGTGAAGGCGTAGGATTTTGGATTGCCGAAGCAATCTTTGCATATATTCCTGATGCTCTTGTAACAGAATTATCTCCTACTGGTTCAACATCAGCCGGAGGTGGGCTTTAATTTAATTAAATAGGAGGTTAAAATATGACAACTTATGCGTTTGCAACAGTGCCAAAAAAGGAGTCCAATGCTGGACGGCCAAAAGGTAAAAAACAGTTCATCGTAATATTCAGATGGCCCGATATAGCTACTTATACTCGTGATGAGAAAGGTGTAAGGGTTACTGGTTTTACTTTCAAGGCAGGTAAAAAGCCTATTGCTGTATATGCAACAGGTAGTACAATTCACGCATATCATACCAGTGAAGGCGATGATGATGCTAGAGGTTTTATTCATAAAGTAGATTTCGAACATCCAGGCACTGAAATTGAAATCACAGAGTTCTCTAATAACAACATCAACGAAGACCTTGGAGCTATCGTTATTGATTGTGGCGCATCTGTTGATGCTAAGATAGCAGGTGAACCGGGTACACCATTAAAGATGGTAAAGGCTGATTCACAAGACAACAAAGATGCTGATAAGACTACCATCAATTTAGCTTCAGTATTAAGAGGCAATACACTTGGGTTCATTGTTAAATCTCTTATTCCTTCAACGGATAATGAGGAGGCAAATGCTGCTCTTGGATTACCTGCTGCTGGTAGTGGAGGTACTGGAATCTAGTCTGTTTGTTTTATATATTTCAAGATTAAAAGGTGTGGGCGTATTGTTCACACCTTTTTTATGTCCTTTTGAATTACTTGATTAGAGGGTATTTTTGCTTATCATTAAATAATTAATAATTAAAACAAATGGCAGAAAAAGAAGAAAAAAAAACTCAAGATATGAATCCTGAGTCTGCAGAAGGTGCTAGTAATGCTCCTATAGTATTAGAAGAGATAAAACCGATCACTGTTGTTATTCCTTATGCTAAAGAATTAGCACAGGGAAAGGAACTCTTATTTGCATTGCGCTCTATTTGTGTGAATTCACATTTCCCTGGTAAAATTGTAATTATCGGAGATCGTGAAGATTGGTTTAGCGATGAAGTGACTGTTATACCTCACACTCGTGTATCTGATAATCCTCAGATTGATACAATCGAAAAATTGAAGATAGCTATAGATTCCGAGTTGGTTAGTGATAAATTTATCTGGTCCAACGATGATATCTATTTCATTTCTCCTATTTTATTGGCTGATATTGAAGTGCTGAAGACTAAGGGCATCTTAACTCCTGATTCATTTAGAGGAGCATATCGTGAAAATATGATTAGGACAATAGATTTACTAGGAGGTGGTGAAATCCCTGATTTTGAAACTCATACTCCTGTAATATTCGAAAAAGAAAAACTGATCACTCTTTTTGAAAAATTCCCTGAATTAAGCACCGGAGGCTACCTGATATCTTCTATCTATTTTAACGTTTTGTTTCCATCATTCATTCCAATGGTTCTAGATTGGAAAGAAGATCAGTGTTTATTGCCTGTTGTAAGTCAGGGATGGGATATCAACGTATTTAATAAATTGATATCAAAAAAGAAATTTTTGAATAATGCTGAGAGTGGCTACTCTGAAAATCTCATTAAGAGATTAAATGATCTTTTCCCGGATAAATCTGACTTGGAAGAATAATGAAAAACAAGGTCATCGAATGGCTAAGGAATGGCGCAAACGCTCAAGAGGGAGCGCACCTGATGGAACAAGCAGGTGCCCGCCCCTTGACTTTGCGCCTTATCAATGCTAATCCTCCAGCAAACAAGAGGATGATGGTTCGATTCCTTTGTGAAAGATATGCCATTGAAGACAATTATACATTAGACTGGCAAGCTCCTGAAATAACCTTTAAGCCAAGAATAAAACCGTTTCGTGAAGAGTTTCCATTTTTAAACTCTGATTCCTGTCCGGTAGAACTAGAAGCATTAGCTTCCAGAAAGTTTATGAGATATCATACTTATACAACTATGCATCGTAATCTGAGAGATTGTACCAGCCTGGAAGAATGCGCTAAGGTCAGCAAAGAACTTATTGATAATTACATTGAGAACAGACTTATATGGGATGAACTAAATTACTATCAGAAGCATGGAGAATTGCTAGGTAAACATCCTATATTTATTGAATTCTCACGCAGAAAAGAGCTATTATCTCTTTCTGTGAAAGAACTTATATTCCGTCAACAAAAGATAGAGAACAATATCTGGAGGATTAATAATGAACTTAAAAAAGGGAACAAACCTCATTTAGATTTAGAACGGAAAGAAAGGTTGCTATCTTATGAATCAGAGCTCAAGGAGGTAAAAAGATTACTTGAATGAGTTATTATTTCAACTTAGATGAATTAAGAAAAGAAATGCATTCTTCAAGGATGTATTCACAACGGTTTGAAATGATGCTTACTTTCAAAGTTAATAATTTGAAAGAATTATGCGGGAGGTTACCGGAAGATGATGAGATATTCTTTATTGAAACACAAAAAAGCTTTACTGCATTCACTTTTATTTTCTATGTAATGAAACAAACAGGAAGGATTGAAAACTTGTACATTGCCACTTATTCAACGAATGAACGGATTATAAATGCACTTATTCGATGGAAAGAAAAAGGGATGATTGGCACCATACATCTTCATATATCGGAAACTATAAAGTTCCGTATGCCAAAAATCTTTGAACGGTTAACTCAATTACATAATGAAGGTATTATTAAACTTAGTTTTGCCTGGACTCACAAAAAAATAACCGGAATGCAAACAGCTTCAGGTAATTTTATTGTGGAAGGCAGTGGTAATTATGGAGAGAATGCACTTGAAGAGCAATATGTGTTTTTAAAAAATAAAAAAGTGTATGAGTTCAGATGCAAATAACATCATTAAGTGGAAGGAAAAACCGGAATGGTTTGACCAGATAAACTTTGAAGAATACGAGAAGCTGGCCGCCATTGGCTATACTCCTCGCCAGATTGCCATGTATTATAAGATACCATTCAATGACTTCGATTGGCATTATAATCTTATAGGTTCACCACTCAAGTATCATTANGANCGTGGNCAATTNGTACAACANGCAAAGGAAGGTCTAGTAATGACAGCAAGTGCCGAGACTGGAGAGAATGTAACCCAGGCTCAACGCCTGGATAAACTTCGCAGGGAAGTTGAATTTAAAAATGCGATTAATAATATATTCTACGGAGATATAATCTAATGTTTGAAACTTCTTATTTTGATCAGCTGCAGGATTACATTGCATCCGGTTGTACCATCGAACTGACTGATGACGAACTGGATTACTACAATGTACTATATGCTATGATTGGCATACAGCGAAAATATAGCAAAGATAATGCTATTGCGTTTCTTATGCACGAGCCTTTTAATGTTAAAAGACAACGCGCACGCGAGATGTATAGTGAAGCAATCAACCTGTTTTTTGCTGACGATACAATAGAAAACAATGCGCATAGGAATATGATGTATGACAACCTTATTAAAGCGGCGCAGGTAGTACTTTCAACAGCGAAATCAAGCAAAGACATGGAAGTATACGGCAATCTTACAGCTCAAGCTTTTAAAATAAAACTGCTGGATAAACCTGATCCACAAAAACGCGAAGAAATTAAAGATAAGAATATTAAGATATATATGCTTGATACGGATGCGGTTGGTATTCCTAAGATTGACCGTCAGCAGCTTGCCGCTCAAATTGATGCTATACAAGATATTCCGGAACGTGAGAGAGTGCGCCTGAAACGTGACGCACAGGTGATTGATGTGGATATAATTGAAATGCTAGATGACCAGGAAGCAAAAACTAAAGACTACGAGTGAGGACATAGAGCAACGCTATTCTAATTGGATGGCACAGCTTATGGCAATAATGATGCCATGGTCGCTCTATTGGATAGCCGGCCGTGCATCTGCTAAGACAGTTCAGGTTCTGTCTGAGCGAGTTCAAGAAGTTGCTCAGGATTGCCCGGGAGCACCATTCGCATGGGTTGCTGATACTTATTCCGATTTACACAAAAATGTTACTACCGTCTCTTATTGATGGTCTTTCATTATTGGGGTGGGAGCTAGGCAAACATTATGTAATTAACCAAGAGCCACCGCAGGAATGGAAAGACAGGATGTACAATGTATGTACAGACTGGAAGAATACAATGGTATTCTATACCGGCTTTAACTTCACGTTTATCTCACTTGACCGTCCTTCAATTGGTGCCGGTCGTTCTTATGTAGGAATATTTGGTGATGAGGTAAAGTATTTCTCAGAAGAAAAGTTCACTAACTTACTTAAAGCCGTTCGTGGATTCCGCGTTAAATATGGGAATTGCGTATGGTACCGAAGTAGAACTCTTACTACAGATATGCCTAACCCTAACCATATCGGCGAATATGATTGGGTGCTGAAACTGGCTAAGCAGAACGATAAGAATAAAATATTGTTGATGCTGCAGGCTGGCTTCATTTACAATGATACAAAGAAAACCTATGTAGCAACTCTTCAGGAATACAACGAGATTAAAGCTGCATATCGCACAGATAAGTCGCTACAAAACAGAGTACGAATAAATCTCAGCGTGCTCTTGAACTTGCAGGACGCAATATGAAGAGATGGCAGCAACGATGGGAGAAAACACGTTCACGTACATCTTTCTTCTTNATCTCTTCATCGTATGTCAATGCGGATGTGTTAGGGCTTGATTGGTTCTCTGATGAATTCGCTGAAGGTCTTGAAGGTATTCTGGTTAATATCCTTTCAATGATTCCTAAACTTGAAGCAGGACAGATGTTCTATTGCAACTTAGCATCCAGACACTTCTATGCAGATGGTTTTGCTAATGAGATAATAGATAAGCATGAGTTTGGATGGGTGCAAGACTGTACTTCACTAAAACACCTGGATACGTCTAGGCCAATAGAAGCGGGTATGGACTCAGGTAATATGTTATCAATTGTATTCGGCCAGCAAAAAGGTAAAACATATAAGGTACTGAAAGAGATGTGCACTCTACCACCATCAGGGCCACGTGAGTTAGCAGATCAATTCATTGCTTACTTCAAGCCACACCACCGTAAGATACTCAAGTTATATTATGACCGGTCAATGAACAATTACAAAAAGGTTGGTGCGGATATGGCTACTCAGATAAAGAAGAACATTGAATACTATGCTGATGGTACACGTACTGGATGGACA